CAATTTTAACGACACCGCTTGAGCCTTTATGTGTAGCCATGAATTTTCTCCCTTACGCGTCGCCGCGTGTATATGAATAAAGAATCTGTACGGTGACAATGACGCCGCCAATAGGGTCTATTGTACCATCATCCACCTCAACGCTGATAACCTGCGTGTCTACCGCGTAACCGCCACGCGTCCTATCTTCATCAAGTTTTTCGTCGATAGCCTCTGCAATCTGGTTGCGTGCTGTGTCGATGTTCTTGTGCTTAACAAAGCAAACAAGCTGGTAGTCGATAGTGCCATGCCTGCTGGTCATGCTACCGCCAAGGCTTGCGTCCTCGCGTGTCTCGTTTGCCGTCCTTACTAATATAGCGGGAAACTGTGCGTTAGATAGCTTGTCAAAGTCGAAAGGCTCGCGCGTCACTTTTTTGACGTTTGGCGTCGATATGGCAGACAATGCCGTCACAATATTGGCGGCGATGTTCTCTCTAACGCTCATATCTTAAGCCCCTTAAAGTAAGCATCGCGGATAGCGCGAGTGTCGCCTCGGTTGAGGCCGAAGAATTGACGCTTGCGATTGTTAAACGCCGCCTTCTTAGCCTCTGTACTACGACTAAAGTTAATAATACCGTCCTGGCCCTTCATGCCGAATTGCATGTCGCCGAGCATCTTGCCCGTAAAGATTAAATTAACCTTGTCTACAGGTCTGCCCTTTTCCTGCCTAAAGCCTTTATAAGCATCAGTGTACGGACGGAATGGTTGCTCGTGAACATCTAAGCCTAAGCGCGTGCGCTTATCAATCCGCGCTCTACCCACTGCCGCAGCTCTCATCATGGCGCGTCTGTGGTTCTTGGTAAACGTGCGCCCTAGCTTCTGCACCATCTTGCGCAGGTCACGGGGCTTAGTGTCTATGCTTACGCTAATCATCGGTTCAGGCGGTTAAGCGGAATGCTTTCCTTTTCCTTGTCAGTGACAGTGCCGTCGTCATCTGCGTCGTACTCAACGCCGTCCTGAAACACTGCGTCTAGCTCCTCGCCGTAACGCGCTTTGTAGAAATCAATCATCTGCAAAAAGCGGTCGTCGTCTACCCAGTTGGTAAGCTGTGGTAATGCGTACTTCCACAATACGAGATAAGAGCTTGCGCGTGTCCACTGTGAGTCTGTCAGATAGCTAGCATCCATTTCGCCAGCGATGCCCTTACGGTGCCACCAGCGATTGCGTATTTCGCGCTCGACATCTGCCTGCGCTCTAGCGTGTTCGTCGGTAAAGCTAGTAATGCCGAATTCCAAAATGTCTGGCACTAACTCTACTAGGTTGCTGTCGTCACTAAACGCCATGTAATCACCACTTGGTCTTAGCGGCCCAATAGACTGCATCTAATGGCGTCGCGTTACGTAGATTCTTTTCGTGTCGTGCGTACCAAGCCGCTCGCATGGCCTTGTCGCGTGCAGACTCACCATCTTTAGGTGGGTAAGTCTTCGCGCCTTTAGCGCCAAACCTAATCAGCTTGATTGCACCTTTGTAGCGAGCCAGAACCGCGTGAGATTTAGAAGGGTGCCGTGGCGTGCGCTTTGCCACGTTATAGTCTTCAAACCTTTCACCGCGATAATTGACTGCCATAAAATCCTCAGAGTAAAACGCCCCCGAAGGGGCGTGTACATCTTAGAGAGTAGCGTCGAAGAACATCTCAACACCATAGCTATCATCAAGCTCACCAACACCGTATACGGCAGTAGCGTTAAGCTCGAAGGCACGGAGTGATGCGTCGCGCTGAGTCTCAAGGTTAAAGTCACGCTTCATAGCAATACACATTGCTTCTGGAGCAAAGACCGCACCCTTAGCGTCGCCGTTACCGTCAACAGTGATGTTAGCTGACTGGTATACGTCGATACCTGCCAATGAGCCAACAAAGCCAGAGCGCATTGCTTCGTTCTGGATGTCGCCACCGTTGGGGTTAGCAAACGTGTTGGTCAGGTTAGCTGCCAACTGGTAAGCGTGGTAGGGGTGCAATACCGCTACGTACTGACCAGGTGCCTTAGCATTGCGTAGAGTAGCCGCAGCCTTGAATACGTCAGCCGCAGTAATCTCTTGTGCAGCCGCTCCCAAAGATGCAGAAAGACCATCAAACAAAGCGATGATGTCTTGGTCCATCTTAGTAGCGATTGCGTTACCCAATACAGTGCCTAGCTCCTGTGCAGGGTTACCAGCGCCCATTGCTGCAACGTCAGTCAATACGACTTGCGCACCAACTTCGCCGACAGTAACAGTGACACCAGAAGTGCTGACAGTGCTTGAAGACATATCAGTGCCTTCAGTAAGGTCAGCCGCCGCAACTGATGGGTACTTAGGTACTTGGATAGTAGTACCAGCAACATTGCCGATGTCGTAACGAGTGATAAGGCCAGCCATGAGCGATTGCTCTTCGGCAGTGAAACGAGCCTGCATGATGATATTTGCAAACAGGTCGTCGAGTGTTGAACTAGTTGAAGCCGCCATAAGTGAAATCTCCTAAAGTAAGCGGTTATTTATTTGCTAACATCATGGCACGGTAGGCTTCTCTGCCTCCGTTTTCCCAGTTAGCTTCCATTTCAGCCGCCGACATAGGTTTCGACGTGGAACCACCTACCGCTCCTTGCGAGCCAGCGCCACCAACTGACGCCTTTACGAAGTGCGGGTTTGTAGTCAAGAAATCACCAACAAGCTCATCAACGCTTACGGGGTCGCCTTTGTCGTTGTATCGTGGTGTACCGTTCGAGTCTACAACCTCTGCTGTGCCGTCTTCAGACAGCCGAACCGCACCACGTACTAACTGCACAACCTGCTCTGCCGATACTGCGTTGTTCCTACTCGCCGCCGATAGCAAAGCGCCATCAACTAATTGGCTTTCGAGACGTTGCTTGTACGTCCTAATCTCTTGGTCTTTCTTTTCGACGGTCTGCTTGAGAATCGACTCGAACTCTCCGCGTTCCTTTTGCTTCTCAATTTCAGCTTCTTGCTGACGCTGTAAAAGCTGTCGGGCTTCGTCAAGGTCGATACCATCTAGTCGCTTGTCATATTGCCGTTTGGTACGGGCAACACGGTCGGCCACTATTCGGTCGAGTTCCTCTTGCGTGAACGTCTTAGTTTCCTGAACTTCGGGTGTTTCCACTGCGGCTTCAGTTACCGCGTCAGCCATGATTTCATCGCTCATGTTACGAATCCTCTTTCGAGTAGGGTTAATTGTATCAAATTAGCGTGACTTACGCTTTTTCTTACGCTTGTCTTTCTTGTGGTACGGCATACGTTCCTCCTAGTCTACGACAGGCACCCAATAGTGCCGACAGTTGTAACCGCCTCTGACTCTAAACGGGTCGCCTGGCTTCTTACCTGCCCAGCTCTCCGCCCAGATTTCTCGTATCTCGTCGATGCTGTATTCCTTGTCAACGTGCCTCTCACAGAAGTCGCGCGTTGTGTCGATGATATCACCCGCATACACAAAGCGTTCAATGCCTGCCTCTGCTGCACTGGCTGACGCTACCGACGCGCTGAACTCAAACAGGGCATCGTGCAAGATTGTCTTTGAGTGACGGGCAAGTGTTGAGTCTAGCAGGCTGTTCAGCTCGTTGAGGCTTGCGCTGAATGGCGTGCCTGTAAGTGTGTTGTTGTACACCTGCTGATAAAGCGCCTCGACAAAATCATTAGCTAGCTGCTCGTGACCTGTGAAACTAAAGTTTTGTAGTTGCCCGATAACGCTCTGCGGTACACGGAAGTCTGCAAACTGCGACATGAACTGCTGTGTCAGCTCTACCGCGTCAGGGTACTCCCGAATGATGGCGTCTATTTCTTCTAGGAACTCAGTGCGAACAATGCCGTCTAGCTGTGCGCGTAAGGCAATGGCTGCGTCTAAGTCAAACAGTACGCCATCACGTAAGGGTAAGCCTGCAAGTAAGTCAGTCAGTCTCTGCCGTAGGGCAACAATCGCCTGCGCTAACCTGCGCTCGTGCGGGTCAGAGATATTGCCCAGGCTTGCGATTAGCTCATCACTGTCCATCTGTTACTGTTTGCACTGGCTCGACCAATACGTCACCGCCAACAATCTCATCAAGGCCAATCTTCTCGCGCACCTCATTTGGTGTCACCAAGCCGCTGTCGATGTGGTACTTGTAAATCTGCGTCTCTTTAGTGAAGTCGCCGACTGCTGTTGTCGCTGTTTCGATTTCCTCATGCGCCTGCGCAAGCACTTGGTCATCAAGCACAAGGTCGGCAATCTGCTTGTCAATCTCACGCAACAAGGTGACAGACTTAACGCCACTGGCTCGTGTCTTCTGTAGGAAGTTCAGCTCAGATTCGTAGTCACGAATGTCGAAGCTGTCAGGGTAGCTAATCTCTACCTCGTGCAAGTCATGCCCCTGCCACGTACACCACAATTGCCATAACTGTTCCTCAGCTAGCTCTAAGATGTCGGCCTTCTCAGAAAGCTTAGCGTTAAGCATCTGAAACTCTGTTTGCATTGCCACGCCTGACTGCGTGATTGCCTCTGTGCCACGTACTGCACCCATGTGCGACATGCGGTTGATAGCGTCAATCTTGTCAGTGATAGAGGCACGGATAGCGTCGAGGTTAGCGCCGCTTGGTTGCATCTGGTACGGCTTGAGTGCGCCGTCCATGTCATCGCTGATATTGATTACAGCGCCAGCACCTGCACTTGCATCGGTGTCGTAAGTCTTAACCAACGTAGGGTGGTTAGATATACGGATAAGCTGCTCAATCTCTGACAGCTCCTGATATATAGCCTGTTGCATATAGGCCACGTCGCTAATGTCACTAATGCCAATGCCACGTACCACTGAGCGGTTGGACGGTAAGTGCACTGCGGGAATCTTGCCGATAGGGTTGTCAATGGTTTCAACGACGTTAGCCTCGTCACCGTGGTAGCGGACAAGCTGTATTGTTTCCCGAGTCCAGATACGGAAATACGTCTCGGTCGTTGTGCCGTCAATGCGGTTTACTGACTCCCGTACCTTCATGTAAGTCAGCTCATGGCGACCACTAGGCATTCGCTCGTACTTCCAGTCGTAGACGTTCTCGGGCGTGATTAGCGTGACGTAAGGACGTATCTCTTGCGCTAGTTCTTCTGCCCGTGTGCCTGCTGTTGACTGTGGCTTATCAAGCATGAGCCAGACGTGGCCGTACACACTCGACCAAATCTGCGCCTCACGCATAAAGCTGTTGAAGCTCTGCCCGTCAAGGTTAGCGTCTTTGAGGAATGCGATTAGGTCGGCACTGCCTTCCATCTGCTGATAGTTGCGGGTAGGTGGTACACGCCACAAAAACGAGCTGTAGACGTGAACGACGTTACGGCAATGGTTGTCTAGTGGTGTCAGTGCCAGGCGTCTGCTATAAGCGTTCTTGTCTTCGTTAAGGTAGCTGGTCAGATACGAGCCATCGCGATAGTCTTGCCCGCCCATGTAACTACGCAGATAGAACTCCCATCTGTCTACGTTGTTCTCATAATCGGGGTGCTGGTACTCGATATCTTCGTAATACATTTACGTCCACCTCTGCGGGGATTGCGGCGCGTTCGCCTTTCTAATTGGGAATAGATACTCCACCGCATAGCCAAGTGCATCGTTCATGTGGTCAAAGCCGTCTTTCTCAGGCTGGCTCGTACCCTCTTTGTAGGTGTGGCGTTCCAATGACTCAATCACCTTTTTGCACTTAGGGTCAACGTATAAACGTCGGACGCCATCGTTAGACAGTAGCCGACTATTTACCGCGTTAATCCTGTCCCTTACTGCCGCATGTGAGTTTCGGACGCGTACCTCGAAACCCGCGTTTTGCAATATGGACAAGTCAGTCCTGCCACCTGCGCTTGTCTTACGTTGACGAGACGCAGGGTCAGGGTATATCACTATTGTACCATTTCCGTAGCGTTCGCGAAGCTCTGCGACCATCTCATCGGTGTTGCTACCAAACATGACGATTTCATCGAATACATGGAGCGTGTCGCCCTTGCGTGTCATCAGCACGGCGCTCATCGGATCGAGGTTGAAGTCCATGCCTACGTGTATGATATCGAGATTGTCGGTATGTCTTGCAACTGATTCTTCTCGCTTAAATCCGTAGTAAATAATTCCTGCGTATGACACGAAGGCGGCTTCGTATTCTTGCGTGAAGGTTCGTTCGTCCAAGTCCGCTTTAGCTGACTCAATTTCTGACGGTGCAACATTTCCGCCTTCAATCGTGGTGTATTGATATGAACGCCACCCGTCATCTCTATCTACTCCCTTTCCATATAAATCGTAAAAGTGATTGCG